CTTTGCCCAAACTTCTATAATTATTTCTTGATAAGAGATCCATATCCACTTTAAATCTAGTGTTTAAACTTTTTGGTGTATATGTTTCTATTTCAATTGATTTATATTCTGTTTCATTATCATCTTCATCTGAAAATAAATATTGCATATTACTAATTAAATTATTATACAATGTTTTAAATCAAAATCAAATTTATCAATATATATATTTAAAAAGATAAAAAATAAATATTAAAAAAATGAGTATTAATAATTTATCAAAAGAAGAAATAATAGATCAATTACAAATCGCTGAATATCACAGAGACTCCATGAGGAAGAATCTAGAAAAAATACAATCATTATTTAATATCTCTCTTACAGGAGAAGAAATGATGACACATAATTTAAATATAGATTCAGATGAAGATTATTCTACTATTTTATATAATAAATTAGTTGATAAAATGAGAAATTTAAGTATTCATTAAAAAGTCGTTAGGAATATAAATCTAAAAGATTAATTAAATAATAATTTTGGAAAATTAATTTTATTTATATATATATAAATATGAAAAGAAAATATACTAAGAGTAAATTGTCAAAAAGATATATTTATAAAAAAAAGTCTAAAAGGAAGCATACTAAGAAAAGATACAATAAGAAAAAAAAGACTAGAAATTATTCAAAAAGAATTAAGAAAGGAGGTTCCGATGAAGAGAGTACCCTCTCTGAATTCAGAGCAGATGATATCATTGCTCAAATGAAACTCATGAAAGAAGAAAAGAGAAAAATGCAGGCGACCACCTCGCAGGGGGATGATGCCATCACCTCGTTCGTAGAGGTTGCTCCAAAACACATGCTGGCCGCAGATTTCGATGTTTTTGGGACACCCCCGCAGGGGGATTATAAGTACTATCTCGACCCCCCCTTCTCCGCTACCGCGGTAGAGGAGGAGGACACGGGCGCTACCGCGGTAGCGGAGGAGGGGGCTGCTTCGTTCTCACCGATGAATCCCCAGAATGTGGAAATAGGGATGATGGTCGAGACGAATTCGGGTAAAAAGGGGAAGGTGGTGAAGAAGAGTGGGCACAGAGCACGGGTGAGAGGTGACGATGGGGAGACGTTCTGGTGTGAGGCGAAGGATATGCAATTGTTGGAGGATGCAGGTTCAGGGGAAGGGGTAGAGTCAGAGGGGGATTCTGATGAAAGCATTTTACCCGTGGAATCGCAACCGGAACCAGAGGTAGAACCATCACCCGGGCCAGCGAAGTACGACGATTTATATAATCGTGTAGACGAAACGTTGGAGGAGGTGGCGGCGGAGCAGGCTGCTGTCGCCAAGCAAAAGGAGGAGGAGGCGGAGCAGGATGCTGTCGCCAAGCAAAAGGAGGAGGAGGAGGAGATAATTGCATTAGAGAAGAGAAGAATGGCGGCGCGCCGCCGCGGACGGGCGGGCCGCCGACGAGCTGCACAGGAGCGACAGGTTGCGGAGGAGGATGCAAGAGCTGAGCAGGAGAGACAGGTTGCGGAGGCAGCAAGAGCTGGGCAGGAACTGAAGGCAACGAGGCGGTCTCATTTAAAAGAGTTGAAAGGTGTCTTCGATAAAGCAGTGGCGGAGAAAACACGCCTGGAGGCAGAGATAGGGTCGGCTGAGGCTGACGCAAAGGTCGCCCGTAGGGACAGGGATTTCACGACCCTCGAATCCACCATCCTTCCCAAAATTGAAGAACTCAGGGAATCCTTAAGAAAAACTAAGTTCAGTGTGGTTACGGCTGAGGATGAGTACGAGGAGGCGTATTGGCGGGCGCGGGCGGCCGCGCAGCTGAAGAGAAAGAAAGAGAGAGAGAGAGAGAGAGAGGAAAAACACTTGCGCACGCGCAAGCGTGCCTCCGGTCGTAGGAGGGGTTAGGTACATTTAAATAAGACCAAGAACACTCAAAGAAAAACATAATACTAATTAATATGAAAAAAAAATATCTTTTGATGTTCATAAATTTGATTTTTCTAAACAGATAAATAAACAAAAATTCATACGAGAGTTATATAGAGAAACATACATACAATGGAAGTCCGAGAAGTAGCTCTCTCTCTCCTCGAACTAAGAACGAATGGTCGCCCAAGACAGGTGAAACCTAGACATATGTCTGATTTAGGGTTGTTTTTCAATATGGCACCAGAAAACAAGACAAAAAAACCTTGGGAAACATGGGGATATATAGACACTAAGGAGGAAAAATGGTCGCGCGCGAACGGGCAGATTGGTGTGAAATGGGAAGTCGCGGGTGGTTGGCTGAGTAAAAAGGGGGTTATCGTCCCTGAAGATAAAATTGTCGTTATCTTTTATGTTCCTCTGAAAAGAAAAGAAGAATGGACAAGATACATCTCAAAATACAGAGGTGGTCTTTTAGGGGGGAGATTGGTGAAGTATCCAAACGCACCATGTAAAAGTTATATCATGATAGGTCGTGAATATCAACCTGGTGATGGGGAAATTATCGATCTCATTCATGATATGTCTGAAAAATTTCAAATATAAAAATATAATCACTTAGTATAGATGCCTAAAAAATACAAAAAATCTAAAACAGCAAAAAAATCTAATACAGCAAAAAAATATAATCCAAAGATGATACTCCATCAGATTTTTTTTAATATAGGAAAAGGTGAATTAAGAGATATCCCTCGATTTAATGAATGTCATAAGAATAATAAATCTAAATGTCAGAAACAAGGTATTCAGTATAAATTATGGTCTAGAAGTATGATTGAAAAGTTACTAAATAAACCTGAAAATCAAAAATATAAACGTGTTTATTATGATTTTGAACAAGATATTATGAGAATCGACTTCGCAAGATATCTTATCTTGTATCGATTTGGTGGTATCTATGTTGATTTAGATATTTGTATGATGAATAAATCTATCAAACATTTATTTAAATTACCATATTTTTTTGTGAGATGGTCGGATAGTCACTTACCATATAATGCTCTACTAGGGACTCAAAAAAATAATCCTTTATATGCCGAAATATTAGAACATTGTGAGGAAAGTTATTATGCGAAATCTAAACAAAATATTTATAAGACATGGAAAGGAAGATTTGTATTTCAAACAACTGGACACTTTATGTTACAAAGAGTTTTAAAACGAAATAAAATTAAAGATTTTTTAGATATCGTTAAGATACATGCGAAGGATGGTAGAGTCGTTCAGGGTTCAAATCCATTATTCGAAGATACTAGTGCTTCAGTATGGTATGATAAGAAATAATATTTATTTTTTCAATACTTTGTATAAGAAATATAAAATGATTATTAATACGACTATTTTAAAACAATAATCACCAAATACGTTATGTTCATTTGTATATAAACTTAGTGCTTCTTCATAAGTATATTCTTTTTTATTTAATTCATTATTTACTTGGTTATGTATATCAATAACCCATCTAACTAATGTATCTCTTGAACCTAGATGATTATCAATAGGATACTTTTTTAAATTATGGGAATAATTATTCGCGCATTTCGCACAAGGTAGTATATGTTGTAAAGAAGTATAAAAATCTTTATAATTACGTTTATCTTCTTCACTTGGATTATTTGGATAACCAAGTGATACATAATGCATAAATTTCCACCCATGAGGTCCCCATATCTTTGGTTTTAATGAATTTTTTGTTGATTTTTTGGTATTATAGTTATTCATATATATATAAAATAACATATATAATTTAAAAAGAAAACATAATATTAAATAAAGTGTTTTACATGTATTGTAATAATTGTGGGAAACGAGGACATTTGTATAAAGATTGTAGGCTTCCGATCACAAGTTGTGGTAATATAGTTATTCGTTTAGATGGTTCAGAACCTAAGATATTAATGATTCAAAGGAAGGATAGTTTATGTTATATGGATTTAATAAGGGGAAAGTATGATATATCAAACAATGAATATATTCAGATATTAATTGATAAATGTAGTAATGAAGAAAAACATAGGTTATTCAATTTAGATTACAAAATATTATGGAGAGATTTATGGTTACTAGATGATAATTTTAAATATACAGATGAATATTTAAGGGCATTAAATAAGTTTAATAATCTGAAAGAGAAAAATAGTTATAATTTAGAATATTTTATTAATACATCAAAAAAGAATTATATATCATCAGAATGGGAATTTCCTAAAGGGAGAAGGAATATGAATGAGAACAATTATAACTGCGCAATGCGTGAATTTCAAGAGGAAACTGGGTATGAACCGAATGATTATGATATCATAAATAATATATATCCATTTACTGAATCTTTTATGGGTGAAAATGGTGTAAAATATAAATATATTTATTATATTGGTATTTTAAGTAACTTTGAGAAGATACCTGAAATAGATATAAATAATAAAAATCAAGTAGGTGAAATAAAAGATATAAGATGGTTAACTATAAATGAAGCTTTAAAAATAATTAGAGATTACCATTATAGCAGAAAGAAATTAATAAATCAGATAACTGATTTATTAGATATTATCAATGATAAAAAATATAGTTTAATCTAATAAATTATTTATATAATAATATTTATAATGATTGATATTTATCTCAAAGACAAATCTTTAAATTGTGAAAAGAAAATTAAGGAATGCTATGATTATTATGTGTTACAAAATTATGAAGAATATGATAATATTTATGAAGAATATGATAGGATATCAAAAATAAATCCTAAAAAAGAAAAAGATGATAAAAATATCTTTTTTCATAAAGGTAAATTAACAAAAATTCAGAGTAAATTTATGAAAGAATGCCTTTTAGAAAGTTTAAAAAGATATATTGAAGATAGAACTCTTTTAGAGAGTAAAGATGATGATTCTGAGTTAAATATAGATATAAATAGATATATTCAAGGTAATAAAAAAGATAATCATTTCATTTATTATCCTGATATATATGAAAACAATATTTCTGATAAATTATTACAAAAAGAAGAATTAAGAAGACATATTATACCGAATGAACAGGGGGATATTAAAGATAAATGTGATAGTAAGTTTTTTGAATTAGCCCCTCATCAATTATTTTTAAAAAATATAATGTCTCCGAATACTCAATATAATGGTTTATTAATATTTCATGGTGTAGGTGTTGGTAAATCGTGTAGTGGTATTTCTATAGCTGAAAATTTTAGAGATATTTATGGCCAAGAAGAAAATAAGATAATAATTTTAGCTTCTAAAAATATCAGAATAGGTTGGAAGAAAACGATTTTTGATCCTAGTAAAGGTGACAATCAATGTACGGGCGATGATTATTATTTTGATGATATTGATGATAGTAAAATCGATGATAAATATGCAAAAAAGAAAATAAAAAAATATTATGAGTTATTTGGGTATGCTGCATTTGCAAATCGTGTTAAAAATATGTTAAAAAATGAAACAAGACATATCGTAGATGAAAAAGAAAAATTTAAAAAACAGATAAAATGTATTGAAGATAAATTTTCAAATAGAGTTTTAATTATAGATGAAGTTCATAATATAAGAGGTGAAGAAAATTCAAATGACAATAGAGATACAATACATTATATTGAAATGGTTATCAAATATAGTAAAAAAATGCGTCTAATCTTATTAACTGCGAATCCTATGTATAATTTAAATACTGAAATAATATGGATACTTAATATGTTATTATTAAATGATAATCGTACAACTTTATCCGAAAAAGATATATTTGATAAGAAGGGGAATCTTATTAATGAAACATTATTAAATGATAAAAGTAAGGGATATATTTCTTATTTAAGAGGTGAAAATCCAATTTCATTTCCTATAAGATTATATCCTTCTCATGATTTAAAACGTATAATTAAAAAACCATTCAATTCTAGAGAAGATAACAGACCTCCATTAGATATATTTGGTAAAGAATTAGATGAAAAAGATAAATTATCATTTTTAGAGTTATATGGTTCTCAATTAATAGATCATCAGTATAATATTTATATGAATGAAATATCAAAAATAAAAAATTCAGACAAAAATTCAGAAAAATTAAAAATAGATAATGAAAACTTATTATTACAATTATCAAATATAGTTTATCCAGGTGATAGTGATAATTCTGATGATTTATATGGTAATAATGGTTTGATAAATACTATGAACATTGATAAAAATATATATAGTTATAAAAATGATATTTTACAAGAATATGGTGAATTTTTTCATGAAGATAAAATAGGTTCTTATTCATCAAAAATATCTACAATATTAGAAGAAATAAAGAATAGTGATGGTATTGTTTTTATTTATAGTAATTGGATAAAATCAGGTATTATTCCATTAGTTTTATCTTTAGAACAAAATGGTTATACGAAATGTGATGGTAAAGAAGTATTAAAAAATAGTAAAAAAATAAATAAAATATCTTATGAAGGAAAATATAAAGAAGATTATGAAGATAAAAATAGATTTATACAAGCAAAATATATGATAATTTCAGGTAATGAACTAAATAGTAAAAATTTAGAAGAAGATTTAAAGAAAGTCGCATCAGATGAAAATAAAGATGGTAAACATATTAAGATAGTAATAGGTTCATCTGTTGCGAGTGAGGGATTAGATTTTAAAAATATTAGAAGTATTCATATATTAGAACCTTGGCATAATATTAATAAATTAGAGCAGGTTATTGGTCGTGGTATTCGTAATTGTTCTCATAAAAATTTAATTGAAAAAGATAGAAATGTGACTATATATTTACATAATTCAATGATATCAGATATTGAAAGTATAGATATGTATTTATATAGATATTCAGAATATAAAGCTAAACAAATTGGATTAATAGAGAATATATTAAAAAAAAATAGTATTGATAAATATATTTTTGAAAATGGAAATCATTTCCAGAAGAATGATATTGATGATATTTTAGTGAAACCTTGTCATAGAAAAACCAAGCAATTTATGCACAATAGAAGTGATAAAAAATATTCTAGAGTATGTTCTTTTTCTGATATATGTAATTATATGAAAAATGATAATCCTG